GTACTTCTAATTTATTTATAAGGTCACGATATGCCTCGCGAATACATATATCCATCTCATCTGGCCGGAGCCAACGTCCCTTTTATGAGAATAACCGCTAACCGCTATAAGTACGGTGGTGGAGGACAGCCTCGAGGCCACGTGACTCTATATCAACCGCCAGGTGTTTCTTTTTCAGACGGTGCTGGTTTTGGGTCTATGGATATGGGACCAATTGGCAATCAGCTTATGGAAGGTGTTCAATCAGGTAGGTCTGGTGTAGAGATAGCAAAGCAAGCAAACCAACAGATCAATGGTGAAGGATCTAATTCTGATCTTCGATCCATGATGAGTTTAAAAATAGCAAAAGATTCTGGTCTAGGCAATTTAGTACCTGGAGCTGAGAACCTTTCTGATATGTATGGTATGTCTAAAGGTGTAGCTACTAACCCTAATACTGTTGTAGCATTTCAGAATATGACACTACGTTCGTTTAGCTTTAACTTCTCCCTTGTTGCAGAAGATCCATCTGAGTCAGATGAGATTCGTAAGATCCAGGAATTCTTTCGCTCTGAAATGTATCCAGAGGCCGGAGTAGGTTCTTACATTCTAACCTATCCCTCTACCTTCTCAATTAAGTTCTATACACAGAATGGTCAGGAGAATCCATACTATCCTAGAATATTTGAGTGCAACCTAACTAATCTTCAGACTAATTTTAATGAAAGTGCCCATATGCATTTTGATGGAGGTGCACCTATATCGGTAGGCGTATCTCTTACTTTCCAAGAGACTCGTGTTCTTACTAAAAATGATATTGGTGCTGATGTGCCGGAGTAAGCTTAATGCTAAATTTCTTTAAATCGTTCCCATTAGTTCAGTATCAGTTTGATGAAGAATCAGACGAAAAGAACGTTATTATTGATATAAGTCGTAATGTTCGTGCATATCTAAGCGAGATGGATAACGCAAATGCCTATCGCTACTTCGAGGTAAATGACGGGGCAAGACCCGATCAGGTATCAATGAAGCTATATGGTACTCCAGCATACTATTGGACATTCTTTGTAGTCAATGAGGATCTAAGCAATGGATTACATGAATGGCCTAAGTCTTCCCAGGAATTAGCTAACTTTGTCGATGAGACCTACTTCCGTACTGCTCTTACCTTGGAATCTAAGCTTGGGGTATCAAGTAATTCACATCATCTATATAATTATCCTACTCTCGTAATAGGAGAGACTGTTAAGGGTCTTACATCAGATGCAACTGGTAAGATAGCAAAAATAAATTATTCTACAAACAGCCTTATACTTTCCAATGTTACTGGTACGTTTATAAACGAAGACTTTATTACTCTAACTTCTGAATTAGCATTTGCAAAGGGCGCACAATTTAACCATTTTATTACAAAGGAAAAGGATGCGCCACATCATTATGTAGACTCACAGGGAAGAGAAATAGATCGTTTAAACTTTAACGTCTCTGATAACCAGTTACCTGTGACTAACTTTGAGCACGAGGTAGAGGTAAACGAAGCTAAGCTATCAATTAGGGTTATTAATCCTGCTGCTATAGATACTTTTGCCACTCGTTATCGCAAACTCATTAATTCTTAAGAGTAGAATATGCCCCTCCAAAAAGGTTTACATCCTACAGATCTTTCTGCTATATCGCCTGATTCTTTTAGGCTAACAGTAACGATCGAGGGAGCAAACGGTAAAGAAAGAGACATATCACAGCTTGTTACATCAATGAGAGTATATGAATCAATCTTTCAACAAACTCTTATGGCAGAATTTGATATATCAGACGGTATATCACTCTTTGAAGATTTAAACATATCAGGTAATGAAAAGATAGTATCTGTTGTGCGTAAGCAGAATGATAAGAGTTCTCCCCCAATCGACATACAAAATGATTGGCATGTTCTTGATATACCTATATACGGTAAGCCTAAACCAGATCTTGCTACATATCGTATAAGATGCATTACTCCCTTTGGACTAGTATCTAAGTTTCGCCGTATCTCTTCTCCTTTATCTGGTACCTCTATTGAGATAATAGAAGAACTATACAGACAAGTAGGGGTAACAATAGATAAGCAAGAGACACAGAGTCTAGGCACAATGAAGTTTATTCCGCCTAAGCTAACATATTCCGATGCTATATCAAATGTACTGCAGAAGAGTATGACTCCTAATGGTTCGCCACTCTTTACATATCAGACCTTTCATGACTCTGCATTTGTTTTAAACTCTTATAATAAAATGATTACGTCTGACATAGTTGATAACTATTCCCAAGGTTATTTTTATACACAAGAGTCACAGACAGAAGGTTCATTTGAGGAAAAGAGACTACGTATACTCGAATCAGCATCAAACATAGGCTTTTCTCCATATAAGTCTATGAAGAATGGATCATATGTTACGCGTACGCATAAGCTCGATATATCAAATAAGACATATGAGCGAATAGATTTTAATGCCTATGAAGACAAGGTCCCACTTATAGATGGGGAGGAATCAGATCCAGTCTGGAATAGATCGTTTACAGTATCTGGTGTAGGTCCTACGACACTCAAAGAGACAAGTAATATCTTTATAAACCAGAACTCACTTGCCATGGCAGAGACTGGCGATATAAACTATCATCAATTCGGTGCATATAAAGAAGCAACAAAGAGATCAGTCTATTCTAATTTAGAACAGCTAGAGCATTCAATTAAACTATATGGTGATTCGCGATTAAAACCCGGATCTATAATCAATTTAAACTTTCCTAAGACAGGACAGGTAGAAGGAGCAGGAAGACAGAACGATGAGTTTATGTCTGGACGCTATCTAATAGTGTCAAGTACACATACCTTTAATAGTCTTGGTTACTTTACACAAGTGAAGGTACGTCGCGATTCGGTGCACAAACGATGAATAAATTTATGGATACAAAGTTTGTTTGGTTTCATGGTGTTGTGGAAGACCGAGCAGATCCTCTCTATTTAAACAGAGTACGTATACGTGCCTTTGGTTATCATACTCCAAATAAGGAGTTACTGCCCACTGAAGACCTTCCATGGGCAACTATAATGATGCCTACAACTGATTCAGGCACATCTGGTGTCGGTCGCAGTCCCCATGGATTAGTTGAGGGATCGTGGATAGTTGGATTCTTCCGTGATGGCACAGATGCGCAAGACCCTATCGTTTTAGGTTCTATTGCAGCACTGAATACTACTGAAGCTGATACAACTATAGGCTTCTTTGATCCTGCTGGTCTTTACCCTAAGAAGACAGATGATGTAGAGACAAACTATTTAAACGAGTCTGATGTTAATAAAGCTGCTCGTGGATTAGCTACACAGGCCAATTTAAATCAGGAGTCTATCCGAGTAGGTAAGGTAGCTAACTCAGATGCGAATACCGATCTAGGATATGTTGAATCTAAATCAAAGGCAGAACCGTTTGCATTAGAGGCAGAAGAGGACACCGATCCTGTTAACATATTTCAGTTTGACGAGCCGCCTTCACCATCTAAACCCCAATATCCGTTTAATAAGGTTACAGAGTCTGAGTCAGGACACGTATTCGAAGTAGATGATACTGCAGACTATCAGCGTATTAAAGAGCATCACCGATCTGGTACATTCTATGAGATACATCCAGACGGATCACGTGTACTGAAGGTTGTTAAAGACAACTATGAAGTAACACTGGGTGATGAGTATGTAAATGTAAAAGGTACATCCCGTGTTACAGTCGAGGGTGACTGCAATCTCTTTGTTGTAGGTAACTGTAACACTGAGATACAAGGTAATAAGGAAGAGCACATATACGGTGACTCTACCCAGGTTATACATGGCTCAGAGTTTAAAACGGTTAAGAAGAACGTTATTGAGAAGATTGAAGGCTTTATGACTCTGGACATAACAGAATACTTAGCTCAGGGTATAGGCACTTACATGACTCTTACTACTGGGGATTACTTTACACAGACAATAGCAAAAGATATGACTCTTGAAGTATCAGGAGCATTAACAGAGACTATATCTGGTGCACAATCAACAACTGCATCTGGCAATACATCGATTAACAATAATGTTGCTATCTCTGGTCTACAAACTGTGGGTTCTACAATCAATGCTGGTGGTATTATTACATCTACATCGGATGTTAAGACCGGTTCGATATCTCTTAAGGATCATAAGCATACTTCTAACCAACAGGGCACACCAACCTCTAAACCGATTGGCTAAAGGACATAAATAGATACTATGAGTAATCAAATCCTATCAGATAAAAGTTTAGAACTTACACGAGCTTCAGTTGTTGCTCGTTCACGTGACTTCTCTGATCTTGATCTCCGATTTAAACCCCATCCGAACCTGGGTGATCTGGTACCATTGCGAGACATAGCTGCTATTAAGAACTCTGTAAGAAATCTTATTCTTACAGGATATGGCGAAAGACCTTTTCAGCCATCCATTGGTTGTGCTATTACAGATCAGCTATTTGAAAACTTTACCCCAATTACAGTTGCAGCTATGCAGGAATCAATAAGTCGTACTATTAGCTTTCATGAACCTCGAGTATCACTTGCAGGTATATCAATAAGTGATAAGTCTGACGAAAATGCTGTGTTTGTTTCTGTAAAAGTTTCTATAATAAACGTACCTGATCTAGTGGATATAGATATTTACTTAGAGAGAATTCGATAATGGCGAACATTAAGAACGTAACTGAATTAGACTTTGATCAGATTAAGGTCAATCTAAAAGCTTATCTGCAAGGACAAGATAAGTTTGCTGACTATGATTTCGATGGATCAGGTATGGCAGTCTTACTTGATATCCTTGCATATAATACCCAATATAATGCTTTACTAGCTCACACTAATGCAAATGAGGCGTTCTTAGATACAGCACAGATGCGTGCGAATGTAGTATCTCATGCTAAAAGCCTAGGATATGTACCAGCTTCTTCAAAGTCATCTGAGGCTAAAATTGATGTTACCGTTATAGGCGCAGCGGGATCCAATACCTTTGCAACTATACCCCGAGGAACAGTATTCTCTGGTCTAATTGGATCTAAGCAATTTACCTTTATAACTAACGAATCCTATATTACTTCTAAGAATATTTTAAATCGTTATGTATTTGAAAATGTTTCAATCTTTGAGGGTGAGATCGAAACGTTTACCTATCGTGTAAACGGACAAATAGAAAATCAGAAGTTTAAAATACCAACAAACAAAGTTGATACCTCTACTCTTGTTGTTGCCGTACGGGATTCAGCTACATCTGAAACGTCTGAGATCTACACCCACTTTAACAACATCCTTGATGTAAAATCTGACTCTCGTGTGTATTTCTTACAAGAGGGATATGGCGGTGAGTACGAAGTATACTTTGGAGATGGTATTATAGGTAGTAAGCCAACAACAGGTCAGGTAGTAGACATAGCTTATATTAAGACCAATGGTGCTGAAGCGAACGGTGCATCATCGTTTACTACTGACGCTACTATTGGGGGATTTTCTGGAGCAACAGCTGCTCTTTCGACAGGATTTATTAAAACATTTTCTGGAGCAGATAAAGAAGATATAGATTCAATTAAGTTTAATGCACCTAAGGCCTTTCAGAGTCAGAATCGTGCAGTAACATCTATTGACTATAACGCTATACTTAAGTTAGAATACGATTTTATTGAAGATATATCTGTATGGGGTGGTGAGGTAAACGATCCACCAACGTATGGTAAAGTGTTTATATCAATTAAGCCTACAACCGGGGACTATTTATCGACTACTACTAAAAGTATAATAAATCGATTTCTCTCTACTAAAAACGTAGGATCAATTACAACTGAAATCGTTAACCCCGACTTCACCTATATTACAATGGAAGTGTTCTTTAAGTATGACGCAGATAATACAGCGAAATCTAAGGCTCAGTTAGAGCTAGCGGTTAAGGATGCTATAATAAATTATAACGATGTTAATCTAGAGAAATTTGACGGCGTGCTTCGATTCTCCAAGTTATTAAAAGCAATTGATAATGCTGATAAAGGCATTTTAAACTCTACAGTTCGTTTAAAGATGCACAAGCACGTTTCTCCTATAACTGGTGAGATACGCGACTATCCTATTAAATTCTCTTCTCCGATATATAGGACTTCAAGTACGGA